CCAATTTCGGGTTCCCCAAGCTGTTCGGAGCAACGCTCCCTCTTCGCTCCCTAAATCCGCTCTTTCCCTAAAATTCGCAAGGTAGCCGTGAAAAGACGCTTACTCTCAAAACGCTTGATTATAGCGACCAGGCGCAGGCGACCGAGGATGGCAAACCGTCTCTCACCTATCTCTCAGACATTCTTAATCGCCGTGTGACGCGCAAGGAAGTTGACGCGGCCCTGAAGGAAATGGAGGCCTGAAATGTCGATCAGCTTCGATAGTATTCCGACGAACTTGCGAGTTCCATTCGTGTATGCCGAGTTCGACAACACGAACGCGGTATCCGGTCCGGCATTGATGCCTTATCGCAATTTGGTTATTGGCCAGCGCATTGCGAGTGGTCAGCCCATTGCTGCTCTGACACCGATCCGGGTCACCAGCCCTGCCCAGGCAAAGAACTATTTCGGTGATGGTTCGATGCTTGCCCAGATGCTTGAACGCCAGCTGCAGAACAATAGCGTTACCGAGACCTGGGCAATTGCACTTGATGATGATGCTGCCGCACAGGCCGCAACCGGGGCTTTGACCGTAGGTGGCACGGTTTCGGCCGGCGTCATTTATCTCTACATCGGTGGTCGTCGTGTAAAGGTTGGTGTGTCTGGCGATGATGCGCTGAGCGATATCGCCAGCAACATTGTTGATGCGATAACGGCCAACACAGATCTGTCGGTCTCGGCTGCTGTTGACGGCGTTACGGCCGAGAAGGTCAACCTGACGGCACGTAACAAGGGCGTTGCGGGGAACGATCTGGATATCCGCGTCAACTACTACGATGGCGAGAGCCTGCCTGAAGGCTTGACGCTGACGATTACAGCCATGTCTGGTGGGCAGGCAAACCCGGATATCGAAGACGTGTGGGCTGCAATCGGTGATGAACACTACAACGTCATCACCAACCCTTATACCGATGCTGCTAACCTCACAGCGCTCGAGACCGAACTGGTCGATCGTTGGGGACCGCTGCGCATGATTGAGGCGATGGCCTTCAGCGCAGCCACGGGAACACATTCTGCATTGGGCACACTTGGCGACAGCCGCAACAGCCCGCATGTCTCTATCATGAACGGTGCCGGCAGCCCGTCGCCTACCTGGGAAATTGCGGCCGCTGTTGCAGGCAAGGTTTCGTACTACGCCAACATTGATCCGGCCCGTCCGTTCCAGACGCTGACGCTGGATGGCATCCTGCCACCGAAGACGCAGGATCGGTTCACGCTGCAGGAAAACAACCTGCTGCTGTTCGACGGCATTTCGACCTTCATGGTTGATGATGGCGGGTTGGTTCGTATTCAGCGTCTCATTACGACCTACAAGACCAATCCGCAGGGCGCGGAAGACATCAGCTACCTCGATGTCAATACGCCGCTGACCCTTGGCTATCTGCGCTACGATTTCCGCAATTACATCCTGCGCAAATATCCCCGTCATAAACTTGGCAATGACAGCACGAACTACGGTGCCGGCCAGGCAATCATGACGCCGAAGCTCGGCAAGGCCGAGGCGATTGCACGTTTCCGCGTCTGGGAAGAACAGGGTCTGGTCGAGAACATTGATCAGTTCAAAAACGATCTGATTTGCGAGCGCAATGAAAGCGATCCGAACCGGCTCGACTGGTATCTGCCACCGGACCTTATGAACCAGTTCCGTGTTGGCGGGGCCAAGATCGGCTTCATTCTCTAACCGCTTTCCGTGAGGAGACAAGGATATGTCTAATAACCCAAATCGCCGCGCCGGGCGGATCTACTTCAAGGTCGATGGCACTCAATACGATGCCAAGGGCAGCTTCAGTTACAACCTGGGCGCAGACAAGCGCGACGGCATTGTCGGGGCGGACGGTGTGCACGGTTACAAAGCAATGCCGCAGGTTCCGTTCATCGAAGGTGCTGTGACAGACCGTCCGGACATGGACCTAAAGTCCGTCCTGGAACTGGACGGTGTGACAGTCACCCTTGAGCTGGCCAACAGCAAAACCATCGTCCTTCGCAACGCCTGGTGGGCCGGTGAAGGAACCGGCAGCTCAGAAGAGGCCGAAATTCCGGTCCGTTTCGAAGGTATTAGCGCCGAGGAGATGAAGTAATGAAGCCCATCACTGCAAAACTTAAGACGCCGATCGAAGCACATGGCGAGAAAGTCAGCGAGCTCACGCTTAACGAACCGGACCTCGGCGGCCTTGATGGCGTCGATCTCACGGTCAGCATGGAAGGTACTATCAAGATCAATCTTGGTGACCTTCACAAGATCATCGCGTCGATGGCCGGTATCCCGCCGTCAGCCGCCAAGCAGATCAAGATCTCGGACCTGAAGAACATTGCGCCAGCGGTGATGGATTTTTTGGGAGAGTTCCTCCCAACTGGCGCGAGCTGATGGAGGAAGTGGCGTACACCTTTCATTTCCAGCCATCCGAGCTGGAGCGCATGAAGGTGAGCCAACTTCTCAAATGGCACAACGGTGCCCGCAATATTCACAAGAAATTGCATGGATAACGACCCTAGATGGCAAACCGCGAACTCACATTGAAGATGATCGTCCAGGCGATAGACCGGGTAACAAAACCGGCACGCCAGATGGGAAATGCGATGGGCGATATGGCCCGTCGCGCCCGTCTTGATCATCTGCAAGCCAAATTGCTGGCTGCGCGTGAGCGTTTGTCATCGATGGGCACTGCTGCGCGGGATTTGGGTAAGCGGTTTCAGGATTTCGGTACCGGCGCTCTGACGAAGGTGACAGCGCCACTGGCATTGGCAGGCGGGTTTGCCTTTAACGCTTATGGCAAGATCGAACAACTGACCACATCCTTCAAGTCGATGCTTGGTGGCGGAGAAGCCGCACGCCAGATGATGGAAAAGCTGACAACATTCGCGGCCAGCACGCCGTTTCAGCTGGAAGGTATTGGTCAGGCTACAAAGCAGTTGCTGTCCTTTGGCGTACTGCCGGCAAAGATCATCGAAAATTTGCGGATGCTGGGCGATATCGGTGCTGGCGCCAACGTGCCGCTTAATGAAATGGCGGCAATCTTCGGCAAGGTCAAAGCCAAGGGCAAGGCCATGACCGAAGAACTGTTGCAGCTTTCGGATCGCGGTATTCCGATCATTGATGTCCTGGCCAAGGGACTTGGCAAGTCCAAGGATCAGATTTTCGAGTTGGCATCTGAAGGACGGATCAGCTTCGATATTCTGAAACGTGCAATGCAAGCCATGACAGCCGAAGGCGGTATCTTCTTCAAGCAGATGGAAGAGCAGTCCAAAACGCTGTTTGGCAAGCTTTCAACGTTGAAAGATAACCTGTTCCTGCTGTTCGCGGATCTTGGCGAGAAACTTGATGAGATGTTTGGTGTTAAAGATGGCATCGACTTCTTGATCGGAAAGGTACAGGTTCTTCGCGCAACATTTGCTGCATTTGCTGAAACTAATCCTCAGCTTGCCAAAGCAGTTGCATTCATCGGAATTTTGGCGGCCGCAGTTGGGCCGCTGGCGATAGGTGTCGGCTTGGCCGCTTCGGCATTTGGCGTACTAGCTACTGGATTAGGTTTGATTTTTTCCCCGATCGGTCTGGTTGTTGCCGCCTTTGCCGGCGCAGCATTTCTCATCATCAAACACTGGGATGAAGTTGAAGCGTTCCTCGCAAAGACCGCGATTGCAATAGTGCGCGCCTGGGCTCCTATCGGTAATTTCTTCTCCGGCCTATGGGCAGAAATCAAATCAGCCTTTGACCAGGGCTTCCTCCAAGGTGTGTTGAAGGTTCTTGAAGTCTTCAACCCGACAATCTGGATCGCCAAAGGCGTCAATGCACTGATCGAGTACCTGTTTGGCATCGATCTGGCCAAGGTTGGCGGCGAGTGGATTGGCGGCCTTTGGGACGGAATGCAAGCCAAGTGGGCGGAACTGGTCGACTGGTTGAGTTCCGCCGTGACGTCACTGATGGACTGGATGCCAGGCTGGGTTAAAGAACGCCTCGGACTGGATGCAGGTGGCCTTGGGCAAATGCCTGGGAGCGCGGTCGGTAATGTCGCTTCGGCTGTTGCGCCTGCAATCGGTCCGCAGAATGGCCAAGGACAGGGTCGCTTTGCCGGTGAGGTCAAGGTTTCCTTTGATAACGCGCCGTCAAACATGCGGGTCAAGGAAGTCAAATCTGACAATCCTGATTTCGTACCGTCGGTCTATGCCGGCTACGCAATGGGAGGGTCGTGATGTCCTGGAAAGACAAGTTGCGTCCAGCCAGCTACAAGGGTGCGCGGTTCCATATCGAAGGTCACGATTCCGATGTGGCTGGTCGTGAAGTCCAGTTGCATGAATATCCCGGTCGCGATGTGCCGTATCCCGAAGACATGCGCCGCAAAACCAAGAATTTCAGCTTTGCCGCCTATGTGATTGGCGATGACTACATGACGGTCCGCGATCAGCTGATCAGCGCGTGCAACAGTGAAGGTCCGGGCACGCTGATACATCCGTATCTGGGGTCGATCATCGCCATTTGTACTGGTTGCAAGCTGTCAGAGCGGGCCGATGAAGGACGCATGGCACGCCTTCAGCTCACTTTTGTTGAGGGTGGCACAAACCAGTTTCCGACATCGAGCAAGGACCAATCCTTTGCACTGACGCAGGCCGTCGAAGCCGCCCACGCATCAAACCGCGAAAGTTTTGCTAATGACTTCTCGGTCGCAGGCAAACCGGCGTTTCTGGCTTATGAGTCGGTGGATGTGATTTCGGAGGCAACCGGCGAGATCGATGGCGCTGTCAGTGACCAGGGCGACGGCACCTTTGCCCGTGCGCTTAGCAAGATCGGAAACGAAGCGCTGACCTTTGTTCAGAACCCATCGGGTCTGGCCAATCAGTTGGGCGATTTGGTTGTTCAAGCTGGCGAAGCTGCCGGTGCTGGTCCGGACACCTTGCAGGCGCTTCGTCCTATTGCTCAGTTTGGCACGCAGCTGGCTGCTGTACCGCTGACCACGGCAACCCGAAAAGTCCAGGCCCTCAATCAGAATGCTGTCGTTTCACTTGTGACCAACTCCGCTGTGATCGAGATGGCCCGGAACGTCATAAACACCGAGTTCACGACAACAGATGATGCCTTTGCAACGCGCGACGAAATTGGCGGATATCTCGATACCGCGATGGATCGCGCCAGTGAAGCCGAGGACGATCAGTTGTTCGAGACGCTCCGCGTACTCCGCACAGCGACCACCGACTACATCAATGCACAGTCACCCCGCACTGCACAGGTCATCAACACGGTGGCTCCGCTGACAGAACCGGCCTTGGTTACCGCTTATCGCTTGTACCAGGATGCCAGCCGGGCTGATGAAATCGCTACGCGCAACGGTGTGGCACATCCGGGGTTCGTGCCTGGCGGGGAAACGATCGAGGTGCTGAGCAATGTCTGATGTCACGCTTAGTCTCAGCGGCACCAATTACGGTGGTTGGAAGCGCGTCCGTATCACGCGCTCGATCGAGCATATGGCAGGCACCTTTGACCTGCAGCTCAGCGACCGCTATCCGGCCGAGGGGAGCATTCCAGTCATTTCGCGCGGATCTGCCTGCAGGGTGGCCATCGATGGCGAAACAGTCATCACGGGTTTCGTCTATGACGATAATCCGGGCTTTGATGCCAAATCGCGCGAGATCCGTGCAGCCGGTCGCGATGTAACAGGTGATCTTGTCGACTGCTCGGCAATCAATAGGCCGGGTGAATGGTTGAATGCCACGCTCGACAAGGTTGTCACCGATATCGCGCGGCTGTTTGCCATTCCAGTAAGGATCGAGACAGCCACGGGCACGAGGTTTAGCAAGTTCCGGATCGAGGAAGGCGAGACCGCCTTTGAAGCCATCGATCGGGCTTGCCGCATGCGGTCAGTTCTGGCGATCAGTGATGGCAAGGGAAGCCTCGTTATTACCAAACCCGGCGTTGCGCGGGCTTCTGTGCGGTTGGAAGAAGGTGTGAACCTTCTGTCCGGATCTGCGGGCTATTCCGATAATGAACGTTTCTCGCGCTACATCGTCAAGGCACAACAGCCGGGATCGGACGACTTGTCTGTCGATCAGATTGCACAGGTTGTTGCCGAACAGACCGATGCAGGCGTTTCGCGCTATCGTCCGATGGTGATCCTGGCAGAGGATTCCGCCGATCGGAACTCCGCGCGTAAGCGTGCGCAGTTTGAGGCCAATGTCCGCGCTGCTCGCAGTCAGCAGATCACCGTGCGCGTGCAGGGATGGCGTGAAACTGAAAACGGGACGCTTTGGCAGCCCAACCGCCTTGTGCAAATCAAATCAGCCACACTCAAGGTCGATCAGGATCTTCTGATCTCTCAGGTGATCAATACCAAGGACCAGTCCGGTACCGTGACAGAGCTCACGCTGTTGCCGCCGGCCGCGTTTGATATCGAACCGCCCAAAGAGAAGAAACTCAAAGATCAGGGGGCGCTCAAATGGATCGAATAAGCCTGATCTTTAATCGTCTGATCCAGCCGTTGCGTCGCCGCGTGATGCTGATGGTGTCCCGTGCGGTGATCAAGGTTGTGAATGACGCCGGGGGCATCCAGAAGCTTCAGATCGTCGGTTATGACGGTGAGCTTCTTGAGGGGGTCGAGCGGCTTCAGGAATACGGTCTGACATCCTCACCACTGGGCAATGCCGAGGCTGTTGCAACGGCCGTCGGCGGCAATCGATCTCATACTATCGTGATCGCCGTTGATGATCGCCGTTTTCGCCTCAAGAACCTCGCACCTGGTGAAGTTGCCCTTTATGACGATCTTGGCCAGAAGGTTCACTTGAAGCGCGATGGCATTCTGATTGAGACAGACCAACCATCTGGTGTGACGGTCAATGCGCCTGCTGCGACGGTGAACTCGGACACGGTTACAACCAACGCGACCGAAGTCACCGTGAACGCGACCAAGGCCGTTATCAACAGCGATGAAATTCATCTCGGCGCTGAAGGTGGGCAGCCGATCGCCCGTGTAGGGGATCTGGTCGATGTTGCTTCGGGCAGCTCTGCAGGCCAGTGGCCGATTGTTTCTGGCTCTGACAAAGTGAGGGCCGGTTGATGGATGTCTTGATCGCTTTTGATGACAAGCTTCTGATCGGTGACATCAAAACTGTTGCCGGCGACCTTGAAACGGACCCTTCGATCCGCACTGCAGTTGTCATCAGCATCTTTACCGACGCACTGGCCAACCCGGACGATGAATTGCCAGCCGGTGAAACGGATCGACGTGGCTGGTGGGGAGATTTGTTGCCCGAAGTCGAAGGCGACAAGATCGGATCACGCCGCTGGCTTTATGTCCGTGAGAAGCAATCACCAGAAACCGCTGAGAAGATCCGGGAAGCCGATCAGGAAGCCCTGCAGTGGCTGATCGATGACGGGATCGCAGCGTCCGTGTCTGTTACGACCGAATGGATCGAACGCGGTGTTCTGGCCGAAGAGATCAAAATCACCAAACCCGATGGCGACCAGGTGAATTGGCGTTTTAATCAGCTGTGGGAGAACCTGTAATGCCATTCTCGCGTCCGACATTGGCGGATCTGGTGAACCAGATTTCAAGCGATATCAAAAGCAATCTGACCGATGCGAATGCCTGGCTGCGTCGTACCGTTCTGGGTGTTCTGTCGCGCGCATTCGCCGGTGCGTTGCATGGGCTTTACGGGTTTATTTCCTATGTTGCCAAGCAGGTCTTTCCCGATACGGCCGAGAAGGCATTTTTGCGCCGCTGGGCTTCGATCTGGGGTGTCAAGTCAAAGCCGGCACAGGCGGCGTCGGGAAATGTAACCTTCACCGGACTAATCGGATCTACCATCCCGGTTGATACGGTCCTTCAGCGCTCTGACGGGGTCGAGTACGTCACGCTCGCCGCCTTGGACCTTACTGCAGAAACCGGAACTGTTGCGGTCGAGGCGATTGCGGGCGGTGCCACCGGCAATCTGGATGCGGGCGCAACTCTGGCACTTGTTGAGCCGATCGTCGGTGTTCAGACCAATGTGACGGTCGCGGCCGGTGGTCTGTCGCAGGGTAGCGACGCCGAGGATGATGAATCACTTTTGGCGCGGTTGCTCAATCGCATCCAACGTCCGCCACATGGGGGCAATAAGGACGACTATGTTACCTGGGCAAAGGATCAAGAAGCACATGGCATCGATGTAACGCGGGCTTGGTCAAACCCGCTCGAACTTGGCTTGGGTACGGTTGTCGTGCGCTTCATGATGGACGACACATACGGCGATGGCATTCCGCTGCCCGCTGATGTTGCGACTGTCGCAAGCTATATTGCTGAAGTCCATCCCGTCACGGCCGACGTGACAGTGGTACCGCCGGTGGCGGTTGCAGTGGTGTTCGAGATCTCTGGCCTGACACCAGGCAATGCAGCGGTCCGTTCTGCGATCGAGGCCGAGCTTCGCGATCTGATCCGCCGTGAAGCAGAGCCGGGCAGCACACTGTTGATCAGTCACATTCGCGAGGCGATCTCGATCGCGGCCGGCGAGACCGATCATGTGCTGGTTGCGCCCAACGCGAACCTGATCGCGGACACGCATGAAATTTTCACCTTTGGCAACATTACCTGGAGCTGAAGGTTATGCGGGCAACCATTGATCAATACCTCAACAATCTTCGATCCCTGATGCCAAAGGGTAAAGCCTGGGCACGCGAAAATGAGGCGGGTCTAACACGGCTGTTACGTGCCTTTGCAACGCCTCTCATGCGCGTCCACAACCGGGCGGTTGATCTGATCGATGAGGTTGATCCCAGGACTTCGGTTGAGCTCCTGCCCGATTGGGAACGTGTTTGCGGTTTGCCTGATCCTTGCAGTGGCCAGCCGGAAAGTCTTGCTGAACGTCGCGACCAGGTTGTTGCCAAACTTGCCGCGCGCGGTGGCCAGTCAATCCCGTTCTTTGTCGAGCTGGCCAGTAACCTTGGCTACGTGGTCACGATCACGGAATTTCGCCCTTTCAGATGCATCTCGAAATGCAATGACCCGCTGACACAAGGCGATTGGCGGTTTGTCTGGCAGGTCAACGCACCGGCCGAGACCATTCGCACCATGACGGTCAATTCCGGCTGTTCGGAGCCATTGCGGACTTGGGGCAACGCACCGCTTGAATGCAACTTCAACCGCCTGAAGCCAGCGCACACCAAAGTCATTTTTACCTACGGAGCCTGATATGAAACGCATCGATACAGCAACAAAGGCAACCGATAAATTCGGCCCGGGCAAGCACGGCTTCACTGATGGCGATCCGACCATACCGATCCCGGCAACCGAGCTTCAGGGGAGTTGGTTTGACCACGTCCAGGAAGAGATCGCCAACTTCATCGAAGAACAGGGCATTGCCCTTGACGAAAACAACCGGACACAGTTGGCGGCGGCTATTACGGCCAAGCTGGCCAACGGGAACTATTTGCGTGCCAATGTCGCTGCGACCTTGATCGCCGGTTTCAACACCGAGTTTCTTGACCTGACAGTCGCAGTCGGTGTGGCGACCTTCGATCCGACCGCTCGCAGCCGGTTCAAGCACACGCTGACCGGGGCGATCCTGATCGATAACCCGGCTGTGATCCCGAATGCCGGGCCTGCGATGATCAAGCTCAAGCAGGATGGTACCGGCAACCATGCGGTTGACTGGGGCACGAAATATCGGGTTACCGGCGATGTCAATTATGCCGCCAATTCGGTCAGTCTTTGTCAGCTTCAGTATGACGCTGCTGACGACGTTATTGACGTTGTGATCACCCATCGACCGGAGGCCTGATGATGTCGCTTTTGATGGAAAACAGCGTTGCGAAGATTGGTTGCGGCGATCCGGGTGATCCGATTGATTTTGCCGCCCTGTTCGACGGCGACGGCAACGGTGAAGCTCAGCTAACGCCGCCAGCCACAGCGACAAACAAGTTCGTGATTTCGGTATATGTCAAGCGGGTGAAGCTTGATGAGCAGACGTTTATTTGCTCGGCGGCAACATCTACCACCAATCGGTTCTGGTTCTATATCACCATTGCCGGGCAGTTGCGTGCGTTTGATCAGACGGCTTCCGGTGTGTTGCCTTTCGACTTCACAACAGCGGCGATTTTCAGGGATGGAGCCAAGCCGTATCACATCATCATGGATTACAACGAGGGCGATGTAACATTTATCGTCGGCGGGATAGTTGTTGCGGAATTCAGTGTCGCGGTCGCGGCTTCCGCCGGGCATGTTCCGCGCTGGAACATGGCAATTCCACACCGGATCAGTTCCACGTCCTCGACTTCTGGCGGTGTGAACTTTTCACATGGATATCTTTCCGACTTCAAATGTATTGCCGGAAAATCCATAGCGGCAGGCGATTTGTCCCTGCACGATTTTGGCAGGTTCAATGCCTATGGGCAGTGGGTCCACAAGACATTCCCCGGAATTGGCGGCGGAGCAGCAGTCTATGGAGCGGCGGGCTTCCATCAAGACTACGCGGACCCGATTGACTTGGGCAAAGATGTATCTGGTAACGGTAATCATTTTACGGTGGCTGGGGATGTTGAACAGGTCACCGATACGCCAACGAACACAGCACTTATTGCCAACCCGTTAGATCAATTTTCCGGAATAATGTCCGAAGGAAATACTGTTGTTTCGCCGAATATTTACGATGGTGCGGGAACGACATTCATTATTCCGGACAGTGGAGACTGGTATTTCGAGGCAGAGTTGGTTGCAGACAATGGATCGGGTGTGAACGGTAGAGCTGCTGTCGGTCTCGTGAAGTCAGGCTATGACCTTGACCGTTCTGGGTCCGGAAATTTTCAGGATTCCGGGGCTTACGCTCTTTCTTCAAAAGGCGGGGAATTCTGGTTTAATGGAGTTGTTGATACTTCGCCGGACAATTTCGACGTCGGCGCGACGGTTGCTTTGCATTGGAATTCCGAAACCCGTTACCTGGAGTTTGGTCACGACGAGGCTGATCCGGGCGTAACATTGACGTGGTTCGGAGGGGTGACAGTCCCGGAAAGCGAAGGTCCTATGATGTTGGCTGCCGGCACAACATCTGTTTCGGGTATCACATGGAGACTACGACTGCGGGATGACAACCAAAAGTTTTTGCCTCCTGACGGGGCTAAAGCGCTTTCTTCTGATAATTTTCCATGTCCGGACATCCTTGATCCGCGTGATTACGTGGTCGAGAATATCGCTTTGGCCGGGGATGGTTTCAGTGATTGCCAGTTCAGCCTTTTGTCAAACAAATGCGCAGTTCTCTCGCGTCGGTATGACCAGTCAAGTCATTGGCGGTTGACGACGACCCTGCGCGGTCCCGGCAAGTTCCTTTCAACCAGTGAGCCGGGCGTCGGTGAAATCACCGGCGAAGAAGGACTTGATGCCTTCACCCATACCGGCTTCACGATCAGCGCAACAGCCGCAGATGAATGGCTTGGCAGTCGTTATGACCTTGTGATCCGGGCGAGCCCGCTGGCCGGAATTGATATCTTTGAATTTACCCATGTGAACGGTACGCCCTCGGTTGTCGATCAGGATACGGGAGGCGTTATCGAAGAGCTGTGGTTATTCCCCATCTCTGGCGGCAATGTTCGCATTTTCAAAGCGGCGATGGGCGATGACAAATACCTTGTCATGAACAACACCAATACGGCTGCGACGGACACGGGCTGGATTTCAAGAACGGCCAATCAGGTCACTTTTAATGGTTCGTTGGCTGACGGTGAGTATGTGGCGATTGCCTTCCGGTCAGTGGATCAGTTCTCGAAATTTGATAGCGGCACGGGAACGGGTAGTGCAACGGCTGGGCTTTTCTGTCCACGCGATCATTCGCCGCTGGTTTGCATCACAACCCGCGAAAACGGTTCTACGAAATGGCTGCATTCCAAGGCATTGAATACCGGCAATCCGAGCGTCAATCACCTTTCGCTGGGTTCCAACGCAGTGCTTGGAACATCTTCAACCGAGAAAGACATCCTGTCGAACGGTGTACGCATGATGTCAGCAAATAATGACAATGCGGCTGGCAATAAAATTCTTGTCAGCACCCTTGCTTATCAACCCGGAAAATTTGCCACAGCCCGATAGGAGCAATCAGTTATGCGTACCCCACTTTATGCGATCTTCAACGACGACTGGTCGTTCAACCGTTATGAATATGGCGTGAGCTTCGCCGCGACCACCGGACGCAACTTCACCGATGCCACCAAGCATTCGGTCGAAACCCTGCTTGAACATTTCGTCAAACCGATCACCCAGACGCCCAAGCCGTCAAGCGAATGGCAGGACGTGGCCAGCCAGCCCGATGTTTTGATTGAAGGCGAAGGTGCGGATCAGACCGCAAAGCTGTCTTGGCCAACTGCGCCGATCAGTCTGGATCAGGCGAAGGATAAGTTGCGGAAGAAGGCGGCTCGATGCTGTGAAAAGGCCATGTTCAGTGGCTATTTGTGGGAGCGTACGGAGGGCGAGTTTTATCTCGTGCAGTCCGATGTCATGAGCCGGGCCAACATTCTTGAAAAAGAGGCCCTTGCCCAGCGCCGGATTGCTGCGGCCAACTCGGACCTGATCCCGTTCCGCATGGCAGACAACTCAACCCCAAAAATCACCCCAGCCGAGATGGTCGCGATTGCCGACGCTGTTGCGGTCTTGCGCGACAACTGTATAGACAATCTCGATACGGTTGAGACCGCGATTGATGCCTTGCCGGATCTCGCTGCCTGTGTTGCGTTTGATTGTTCGACAGGTTTCCCGGCGGTGCCGGAACAACCTATTGACCAGTAGGCGCGGCAACTTCTCCAAATAGAATACGAAGCCCGTAAATTACGGCAGTAACGAGAATTACAAGCGAAAGGAAATCGAGCAGCAGAGGATATGTTCGCCAACCATGCCCAGGTAAGTATCCGGGTTCCTGTCTTTGAACCCGGATTGCCTGTCCCATGAAACCCTGAAGTGCGCCGAAACCTTCGATAATCATCCGCAGACCTTGAACCCCCAAACCGGCCAGAAAAACAGCGGTCAAATTCGCAACATTTTCTCGCAACGGTCCCGTGAAAAGCTGCGAGCCCACGAGAGTAAGAGAAGCCAGTAAACCACCGCAAAGGCCGCGCAATATGAAGCTTTGCAGCGAGAGCCATGTCGAACGCATTTGGCCGTCGGCAGCACGCTCAAGTAGGCGGTTGAACTCAGGTAGCTGCTTTTCATCTGTAATCGGAGGCAAGCCATCAACTTTTCTCGGGCCAAGCTTCCAAAGATCACGCCAAAGAACGCCAGTTTTCTGCTTGCCGAGACGCCCACTACCAGTTGGTTGATCTTGTTCCTTAGACATCGCTTTCCCCCGTTTCTAGGCGGGGGTCAGGGTGCGCCAACATCCTGAACCGGGAGGGACTAGCTCCCACGATAAATCGCCCCGCCACCGTTGCAACGGCGGGTACAGATTAGAAAGACTTTTTTCGCTATGTCGACTCAAACTGTTACGCCTGTTCGTCCCGTCGCCCCGTATCTTGGTGGCAAACGCAACCTGGCCAAGCGATTGGTGGCCATGATCGATCAGATCGATCACACCACCTATGCAGAGCCTTTTGTCGGTATGGGCGGAGTTTTTCTGCGCCGAATCCGTCAGCCCAAGGCCGAGGTCATCAACGATATCAACAAGGAACTGGCGACCTTCTATCGCATCTTGCAGCGCCACTATGTGCCCTTCATGGATATGATGAAGTTTCAGATCACGACCAGGGCAGAGTTTGAACGCCTGGTCAAAACAGATCCAACGACGTTGACGGATCTAGAGCGCGCTGCGCGGTTCCTCTATCTTCAGAGAACGGCTTTTGGCGGCAAGGTTTCCGGCCGCAATTTCGGGGTGTCGGTAGAGCGTGGTGGCAGGTTCGATATCACCAAACTGGGGCCGATGCTTGATGATCTGCACACCAGGCTTTCAGGTGTGGTGATTGAATGCCTGCCATATGGTGACTTCATCAAACGCTATGACCGGCCGGAGACACTGTTCTATCTCGATCCACCGTATTATGGCGGCGAGAATGACTATGGAAAGAACATCTTTGAGCGCGCCGATTTTGAGAAGCTCTCAGAGCATCTCAGAGGCCTCTCAGGGCGCTTTATCCTGTCTCTGAACGATACGCCAGAAGTGCGCCAGATATTCGACGGTTTCTCAATGGATACGGCCGAGGTCAACTATTCGATCGCAAAGCAGAGTGAAAGCCGTCGTGCCTATGGCGAGTTGATCATCTCAAACACCTGATGGTGCGGGCGGCTTGAAAGGGTCGCCCAACCCTCTTATATCCCCGATCGGGACAGGTGATGACCATAGTTGAGAGGCCATATGGACATTGCCAAGGACGGAATACCACTAAGCGACACGGTCAGACACGATCTCGAAGCCGTTCATTTTCATTGCCGCACCTGCCATCGATCGATCTCAAAGACCCCGCAACAGCTGCTGAAGCTTGCATCGTCTGAAACTGGCCTTTGGGCGCTCACCCGTCGCCTGCGCTGCAATTCATGCGGCGAGAAGGATTTCACGGTCCGGCTCGGCTACCCAAGAAATTGCGCCGGAATCGGCAAAGCAATACCGGTCCACCCAGCCAAGGATGATCCGGTATGACGAAAAGTGCTATGCTCCAACTTTAATTGGCGAGCACTCCAAAACCAAATGTCGCGCTACATCCGTGCTGCTTCACAAGGGGCGGGTTGTCATGAGGGGGGGG